CGGTCCTGAGCCTGCGAACGACTACGGCCGGGGCCGCCCCGCGCCAACCTCTGGAAACTGGAAAACGGCATGAGCGACACGCAGCAGGACAGCGGGGAAAAGGACCGCCTGCCCATGCTGCGTAAGTGGTTCACTGAGGCCGAGGACGGCACCAGCGAGAACCGCGAGGAAGCCGAACGGGCGCGGGATTACTACGACGGTCGGCAACTGACGGCGGCGGAACTGGCGACCCTCGCGGCGCGTGGCCAGCCTCCCGTGATCGACAACCGTATCAAGCCCAAGGTCAACTACCTGCTTGGCCTGGAAAAGCGCGGCCGCACCGATCCCAAGGCGTTCCCGCGCAACCCAGCCGATGAGCAGGGCGCGCACGCGGCAACCGACGCCATCCGGTATGTTTGCGACCTGAACCTGTTCGAGGAAATCTGCCCCCTCGTCCTCACGGATATGCTGGTGGAGGGCATGGGCGGCGTCGATCTGACGGTTCAACGCACCGACACGGGCGACCACAAGATCATCCTTGAGCATTTCCCGTGGGACCGGCTGTTCTTCGACCCCCATTCCCGAGCCTATGATTTCGCGGACGCCAAATACCTCGGCGGCGTCCTGTGGATGGACGATGACAGCGTTCTTGCCCGCTGGCCCGGCGCTGATCCCGCCATCGCGGGCGCGTATGAGCATGAGGGTTCGTCCACATCGGACACCTACGACGACCGCCCGCTTGTCTGGGCCGATCCGCAGCGCAAGCGGGTTCGTGTAATCCAACTTCACTGGATGGAGCGCGGCGAATGGTGGCTGGCCACGTTCACGGCCGGCGGGTTTCTCGATGAGCCGATGCGCTCGCCCTACACCGACGACGAAGGCAAAAGCGAGTGTAGCCTGATCCTTCAATCGGGCTACATCGACCGCAAGAACTGGCGCTATGGCATCGTGCGGGACATGATCGACCCGCAGGACGAGGTTAACAAGCGCCGGTCGAAAGCCCTGCATCTGCTGTCCGTGCGGCAGGTTGTCGCGGAACAGGGTGCGGTTCTGGACGTGGACAAGGCGCGCGCGGAATTGGCCCGGCCGGATGGGTTCCTTGAGGTCACTCCGGGGTTGCGGTTCGACATTCAGCAGACCGGCGACCTTGCCACGGGGCAATTCGCGCTGTTGCAGGAGGCCAAGGCGTCCCTTGAGGCGACCGGCCCCAATGCGTTCCTCATGGGCAAGCAGACGCAGGCCGCCTCCGGGCGCGCGATCATGGCCAGTCAGCAAGGCGGGGAAATCGAGATTGACGGCGCGATCATGGACCGCTTCCACCAGTTCAAGCGCCGCGTGTATCGTACGATTTGGAACCGCGTCCGGCAGTTCTGGACGGCGGAAAAATACGTGCGGGTGACGGACGATGAACGCAACGTGCGGTTCGTCGGGCTGAACCGCATGGTCACGCTGGGCGAAGAACTGGCATCCATGCCGCCAGACAAGCAGCAGGCCGCCGCCGCGCAACTCGGCCTTGTCCCCGGCGATCCGCGCTTGGCCCAGCCGGTCCGGATTGAAAACAACGTGGCCGAGATGACGGTGGATATCGTCGTTGAGGAAGCGCCGGACGTGGCGACGTTGCAGGCCGAGCAATTCGGAATGCTGGCCGAGATGGCGAGCAAGATGCCGGGCCTGATCCCGCCGGACGCGCTGATTGAGGCGTCGTCCCTGCGGAACAAGGACAAGCTCCTTGAGAAGATGAAGGGTCCGACCGGCCCCGATGGTCAGCCCGTGCCGCCGCCTCCCCCTCCCGAGGTGCTGCGGATGCAAGCCGAGATGCAACTGAAACAGCAGCAGGCTCAACAGGATGCGGCCAATCAGCAGGCGAAGATGGCGATGGATGCTCAGGCCGCCGCGCGACAGGCCGAAATTGAGGCGATGAAGGCACAAGCGCAGATCGCAATGGATCAGCGCCGGCTTGATGCTGAAATCGCCTTGCAGGAGCAACGACTGGCGGCCGAGATGGAACTTCGCCGCTACGAAATCGAGGGCAAGATGCACCTCGCACGTGTCGAGGCTGCCGCCCGATCAGAATTGTCCCGCGACGTGGCCGCCGACAATGCGGAAGCCCGTCGCGAGGCGATGGCCGAACAGCCGGCCGACTAACAGCCCGCCGCCGGGGCACTTCCGGGCGCATCGTGGGTGACCAGCGTCAATGGTCATGCCGCCGCCGGGCTTCCGGGCGTTGCAGCGCAGGACAATCATGAGCGACACAGAAACCGGCTCGGGTGATTTCACCCCGCAGCCGCTTGCCGACATTCTCAGCCGCGAAGAACCGACGCGTGACGAACCGACAGGTGGGCAGCCTGATCCGGTCCCGGCACCCGAGGCGCCAGCGGAGACGGGCGAACCACCAGCAGCGCCGCCGGCTGCGGAGATTGAACCGGCACACGTGCCGCTGACCGCGCTGAAAGATGAGCGCACCAAACGGCAGGCCCTTGAAACCGAAATGGCCGAGCTTCGCGCCCGGCTGGCGAGCGTCGAAAAACAGCCCCCCGCACAGGAAGCGCGACCGCTTCCCGACCCGGTGGCTGATCCGGCCGGATATCGCGCGGCAATCGCGGACGTGGCGTTCAACGAACGGTTGAACGTGTCCGAAATGATGGCCCGCGAGAAATACACGGACGTAGACGCCAAGCTCGCGGTGTTTCAGGAGGCAGCAAAGGCCGATCCGGGCCTCGCGGACAAGCTGCGAGCGCAGCCGCACCCGTGGGCCTGGATGTATCAGCAGGCACAGAAGATCGAGGCACAACGCGAGATCGGAGACGATCCCGCAGCGTATCGCGAGCGTGTCCGCGCCGAAATCATGGCCGAAATACAAGGCAAGCCGCCTGCCGCCCCTGCGCTCGAAGCAACCCCGCTGCCCACAAGTCTGGCGACAACCCGTTCCGTAGGCCGCACTGCCTCCGAACCGAACGGGCCGATGCCACTCGATAAAATTGTGCGCTTCAAAGGGTAGCAACCATGGCAACCACACTGGTGCGGGACGGCCTTCGGGTTCAGCAGTGGGACGAAAAGTTCTTCGTCGAGTTCATCCGCGACAACAAGTTCGCCCCCTTCATCGGCACGGGCGAAGGCTCCATCATCCACATGAAGGAGCAGTTGTCCAAGGTGGCTGGTGACAGCCTCACGTGGCAGATGATCGGCCGCCTCAAGAACGACGCCACGCGCGGCGCCACCACGCTCAGCAACAACGAAGAGTTCCTGAACAACCGCTCGATGCGGGTGTATGTGGAATTGATCCGCAACGCGGTCGCGATCGACACCAAGACCGAGCAGATCAAGACCGACATCGACCTTCGCAACGCCGGCCGGTCCGCGTTGAAGAAGTGGCAGATGGAGACGTTCCGCGACGACATCATCGAAGCCATGTTGTCCATCGACGGCGTGAACTTCTCCGATGCGACGGCGGCCCAGCGCAACACGTGGCTGACGAACAACTCCGACCGCGTGCTGTTCGGCAAGCTCAAGTCCAACGCGTCCAGCAACATCCACGCTACCGCGCTGGCCACTCTGGACGCGACCGACGACCTGCTGACGCCGGCTGCGATCAGCCTCATGAAGCGCATCGCCAAGACGGCCGATCCCTATATCCAGCCCGTCACGGTCATGCAGGATGAGGAATGGTTCGTCCTGTTCTGCAACTCCCTCTCGTTCCGCGATCTGGCCAACAACTCGACCATGACGCAGGCCAACCGGGACGCCTTGCAGCGCGGCGAGAAGAACCCGCTTTTCACGGGTGGTGACCTGATCTGGGACGGCGTGATCATCAAGGAAGTCGAGCAGATGCCGGTCTATGCGGACCTGGGCGCGAGCGGAACGACCGACGTTGGCCCCTGCATCATGTGCGGCACTCAGGCCCTCGCTTACGCCTCCGCGCAGCGCACCCGGTCCGTCGAGGACACGCCCCGCGATTATGGCCGCATCCTGCCGATCGGGATCGAGGACGTCCGCGGCGTCGAAAAGCTGCGGTTTGGCACGGGTGCGTCGGACACCACCACCCCCAAGGATTGGGGCATGGTGACCGGCTGGTTCGTCGCTCAGCCCGATAGCTGATCCCAAGCCCGGGCAACCAGGCTTCCTTCCCTGATCTTCTCAAGGAGCAATCCTCATGGCGACCCTTTCCGAAACGGTCAGCGCGACCGGCCCGAAGTTCTCCCCGCCCGCCCGCACGGTCGGCACCCTGTCCAACATCGTCACGCTCGGCACGACCGACGTGGGCACGAAACAGGAAATCATCGTCGGTTACCTGCCGCCCAACTCGAAGGTCATCGACTGCATTCTCGGTGTCACCGATGTGGACACCGGGACCGCGTTCGTTGTTGCCGTGGGTGATACCGGCGATCCGGACCGCTTCATCAACGGCGGCACCATCGGGCAGGCCGCGGGCGTCCTGCGGGCCGGCAACAACGCCACCAGCGCGAAAACGTACTGCGAGCACACCGGATACACGGCGGCGACGGCGATGAGCATGTCGGTGATCACCGAGGCCGGCACCGCGGCGGTGGGGACCGCGGTCCTGACGTTCACCTACGAGACGCTGGAACCGCCGACCGCCTGATGCCCCTGTTCACCTTCATAGGCGGCCCCGAGTGCGGGGATATCGCGTCCATCAATATGTATGGCGTGGTGTTCCCCCTCGGCGTGCCCACCCCGGTCAACGACCTGTTCATCGAGCGGAAGTTGCGGGGAAATCGGTTCTTCACGGAGACGCCCGACGATGACGGCGACAGTAGCGCAGTTGGCGGCCCGGGCGCTCCGGAAGACGGGCCTGTCTCCGGTGGCAGTGGCGAGCCGGCCGTCGTCGGGATCGACGGTGACGCTGGCGGTGATCGCGGCGAACACGCTGAGGCTGCTGGGGATCAACCCGGTGGCCGAGGCAAGCGCGACCGCAAATAGCGGCACACAGGCCGACGCGTATGTGGCGCGTCGGGTCCTGCAACGCCTTGGCCTTACTCCGGTAGAGCCGGCGGACTGGCCAACGTCGGGCAGCAACGTCACGGTCGCGGTAATCGCGGCCCGCGTGCTGCGGCTTCTCGGGGCCAATCCGATCAGCGAGGCGGACGCGACGGCGAACAGCGGGACTACGACCGTTGCCGCCGTTGCCACGCGGGCGCTGCGGCGGCTGAACGTCGTTGCTGCGGACGAAACGCCCGTGGCGGCCGATACCACGCTGGCCGAGGAAAAGGTCACGGCGGTGCATGAGATGCTTGCCGCGACCAACCTCATCACATGGGCATCCTCGGTCATCCCCAATTCGGTGGCCGAGCATTATGCCATCATGGCCGCGCATCTGATCGCGCCCGCGTTTGGGCAGCCCACCGATGCCGCCATGTTCGACGCCGCTTTTGTGAGCGTGCGGTCGATCGCGCTGTCCGGTGCAGCCGGACAGGCGCTTGCAGAGGCCGAGGTGACTGCCGCGCACGAGTTCGTGCGGGGCATGGGCTTTGTGACCTGGGCAACCTCCGCAATCCCCCCCTCTGTCGCCTCCTACTATGCCGAGATGGCCGTTGCGCGGCTGTCCAAGGCGTATGGCCGCGACATTCCAGAGGACGCCTACCAGAACGCCGCGAACATGGTTCGGCGCGTCGAGTTGTCCGGCACAACCGGGCAGGCCCTCGCGCTTGAGCATGTGACGGCGGTGCATGACCAGCTTGCCGGCATGAACCTGATCACCTGGGCATCGTCCGTGATCCCCGAGTTCGCCGTGTCCCATTACGTAACCATGGCCGCGTCCCTCATGGCCCCCACGGTCGGGCTGCCTGCCGATCCGGCCGGGTCTGACGCTGCCTTGGCGACGTTGCGGACCCTGTGCCTGTCCGGTTCGGCGGGGCAGACCTTGGCCGAGGCTGAGGTCACGGCGGCGCATCAGTCCCTCAACTCCCTGGGCTTCGTCACTTGGGCCATTTCGGCCATTCCCGAGGGCGCATCGACGCATTACGCGACCATGGCGGCGGCTCGCCTGGCGCCCGCGATGGGCCGTCCGGCGAATGATGCGGGCTACGCTTCTGCGGTCGCGCTGGTGCGTCAGTTCGCCATGGCGGGCGCGACCGGGCAGGCGATCGCGGAAGAGAAAATCAGGGCCGCTCACTACTCCCTGGACGCGCGCGGCATGACGCGGTGGACCCTGGCCGACATCCCCGATTACGCGGAGGAACCGCTGGTGATGATGGCGGCCGAACTGCTCGCACCCGAGGTCGGGCAGCCGCCCCTCCCCGGCCTGTATCTGGCGGGTGAGCGTGAAATCCGGCGCGTCGTCGCCATGCCGTCGAGCGGCACCCCTGTCGCGGCGGTCTACTTCTGATGGCCGGCTACACCCTCCCCCTCTCCATCCCGCGTCAACCGCGCTCGCCTCGGTTCCGGCCGCGCCGTGATTTCGTCATGACCTGCGGCGATGACGTGACGCTGGAACTGACGATCCTTCTGGACGATGCGGGCGGCGCCGCGGTTGATGTGACCGGCGCCGTGACGACGTGGAAGGTCTATGACGCGAGCGCAAACGCGATCGTCGAAGTAACCGGCTCCATTGAGAGCGCGGCGGCCGGCCGGATCGACGTTGAGATCGACGGCGACGACACGTTGACCATTCCGGGCCGGTATCCGCACGCGTTGCGTATCGAGTTCACGAACGGCATGTCGACCGTGGTCACCGGCATGATCCACTTGCAGCCCGTCGCGGGCGCTGGTGGGTCGGGCTTTGCCGATGCGATGACGCCGGCCGAGGGCACCTATGGGGATTGGGAGGTGGCCGAACTGACGGCTGCCTCTGCCATCATCACGGGTGCGCTGTCTGTCGGCGGCGCCTCGACCCTGGCCGCGCTCACCGCGACAACCGGCACGTTCTCTGGGCTGCTGACGGCGGCCGGGTCCGGCACGGGCCTGTCGGTCACGAACAACGCCACGATCGGCGGCACGGCGACGGTCACGGGCGCGCTTACGGCGTCCACCAGCACCACCAGCAAGATACTCTACGTCAACGCGGGCGCTCAGTCGCTTACGGGCAACTACACAAACCCCGCCGCGCCCTTCGCCATATCCATGACGCTGCCACGGGTGACCGTAGACCCGCCGCTTGGTGCGCGCGATGTGATGCGGATCACTTCGTCCAACGACGTTGCCTACCCGCAGCCGAACGGCAATCAGGCCGGGTCTCTGACGCTGCTCGATCTGCTGATGCAGTCCGGCGTTCAGGGTGGCGCGGTCGCGGACTCTTGGGGTGGGTCGCGCGTCGTGGCCAAGTTCACCTGGGCGGATGTTGGTGCGCCGGTGGAAAGCCTCGAAGGCCCCGGGCAGTTCCCGGGGCGGCCTGGCCCTGGCTCGACGGCCACATGGTCCACCGTCCGGATGCGGCACAATCGCGGCGGCACGGCGACGGAACACGGCTACGCGCGCGGCGGCACCCTGGTTGATTACGCGATGGCCTCCCTTGAGGTCCATGCCGCCACGTCCAGCAAACCCACCAACTACATCAACACCCGTCTCTATGAGGGCGGGCTGATGATCGCGTCGGGCGCCTCAACAAAGGTGTTCATCGGCCATACGCTGCAGGTCGTCAGCATGGCCGGCACGGTCCCGGTTGAGCATTTCGGCGCCTATAATTCGTGGAAGAAGGGCAGCGCGATCCACGGGTTCCGCACCGTCTACGGGCTGGGCAATATCGGTTACGCAGGCGTCGATCCCTTGCAGGGGTCTGCCTTCAGCTTCATGTCCAGTCACGCGGACCCGTATCCGAGCGCCAAGTTCGGGATGGATCTGAAGGATGTGAATTTCCGGGGTGCCGCGATCACATGGGCCGGCGGGGACATCGCGGGAGGCGAGCATTCCGCCGCTGGAACCGGCCGCATCAGGATCGGCAATGGCTTCCTGGTGCCGACGGCGACCGGGCTACAGATCGACGCGGCCGGCTATCGCGGCCGGGAGGCTGGCACCTATCTGAGCAAGGCCGGCGGAACGATCGTCAATAACAATCCGGGGATGCCGGGGCGCAACAAGTCCATCGGGGACGATGCCTACGGCGGCACCTATCTGTTCCTCGGATGGGACGCGGACACCAACGAGTTCGCATCCGCTCGGGTAATCAACCCGTCCGTGGTGCAAGGTTCGGCGCCGATCGGTGACATTCCGGTGAAGCTGCGCGCAAACAGCGCGGCCCGCGTCGAGTATATGGCGACCGGCGCGGCAACCACGACTTCGCATCCGGCCGAGCTAACTGCGTCCATCGTCGATTTCTATGTCGGGCGGAACCTGACGTATGAGACGGGCGTATGCGCCGGGGAGTCTCAGGCCATCACGGCGTGGGACCCGGACACGCGCATCCTGACGACAAACGCATTCAGCACAGCGCCGACCGCATCGGTCAACGTCGTCACGAACAGCGCCTTCGCCTCCCCAATCCCTACCGTCTACAGCACAGTAGGCAGCCAGACGACGGTCAATAGCTGGCAGATCATCAACAGCGGCGGCACCGGCACCGTCCAGCGCGTCACCGGCCCCACCTATGTGATTCTGACGGGAGACGGAACGAACGCCGCCGGTCTCATGCAGAACATCACCCTGCCGGCCGATACCGATGCCCAGCTTTATGTCACGGGCGCCGGAAACTTCCGCATCAAGATAGGAACGGCCTGGGGCGATAGCGATCTCCTCGACGAAGAAGTCGAGGGGGTCGAGCCGGACGAAGACGACAACGTCCAGTATGCCTTTACTGACGTTCGGTTTCGCACCGGATCGGTCACCTCGATCTGGATCACGATCGAGAACCATCGCGTCCGGCCCGCGAACATCCGCAATCTCCGGTGCGCCGACCTCGTCTCGGGGCTGTCCATGTTGTTCGGCGTGCGCGCGGTGGTCGAGGCGCAACCCCTGACGGTCACGCAGGTGTGGACGCAGCGCAACACGCTGGAATTGCAGCCCAGCGCCGGGCCGGCGACGTTCGGCGGCACCCTGGGTGTGGCCGGCAACTTCGCGGTCGCGACCAACAAGCTGACGGTCAACGCGACCACCGGCGACGTGGTGGCGGCTGGCGGCGTCACGGCCACGGGGAACGGATCGGCGGCGGCGTTCATCCCCACGGGTGCGACGGTGCCGACCAACGGCATGTATCTGCCCGCCGCAAATACCCTTGGATGGGCGATCAACTCGGCGGGTGAACTGCGGCTGGATGCGGCCGCTCTGTTCCCGGCAACGAGTGACGGCCAGGCGCTTGGGAAATCCACCAACGGGTTCGCGGACCTGTATTTCGCGTTCGGCGGGTCGATCGACTGGGACAACTCCGACGTCACTATCGGGCACAACACCAACAATCTGATCTTCCAGGGCGGGCGGTTCCTTTTCGGTTCGGCCACGGATGACGCGTCGACGACGGTGCAGGTTAACGGCACGCTCAAGGCCACGGGCGCGACCACCCTTGCAGCCGTGACTGCGACCAGCGGGGCGTTCACGAGCGCATCAAGCATCAACCTGAGCGGCACGTCTCTCGGGTCCATTTCCGGCACCGTCCTCGGCCTTACGGCGGCTGATGCGTCGTCCACGGGACTGCTGATCGAAGCGAAGGCCAGCAACCCACGGATCGTCTTCCGCCGGGCGAACAACACATCCGCCAGCCCAGCCGCGCTTGCGTTGAATGACGTAATCGCGACCATTGAAGCGCGCGGCCACGATGGCAGCGCCTACACCGTCTCCCGCGCCACCATGGAGGCCGTTGCAGCCGAGGCGTGGACCGGATCGGCCCAGGGTGCCTACTGGCAATGGCGGACATGCGCGATCGGCGGCACGACGTCATCGGTGCGGCTTACCCTTGGCGACACGGGCAATCTGACGCTCGCGACCGGGTATCTGCTGCGGGTATCGTCCAACGCGGGAACGGCGACGGGCACCACACGGGCGGACGCGCTGCAACTGTCCGGCGACTTCAAGCGCCTCTCGACCGTCGCCAGCGGGACGGGCGTGATCCTGCCCACGGGCGTTATCGGCATGGCCATCACGATCGTCCATTCCGGCGCCAACCCGGTGAAGGTCTACGCGAACGGGTCCGAGACGATTGACGGGGTGGCCGGCAGCACGGGCGTTACGCTGACAAACGGCGCGCGGTGCCTCTATTGGTTCTCGGCCGCGAACACTTGGCACTCTATGATGTTCAACGGCACGTCGGCATAGGAGGCGGTCATGGCCCTCGCGCAACCCCTGGAAATCGACAACTGCGGACTGACTTCAACCTATTGGCGCATCCGTCGTGTCGATGCCGATTTCCCGCCGATCACCGGCAACGCTGTGATCCAGATCACGGTTGAAGGCTGGATCAGCGCGGAGGTCCGCGCGGACGGCAAAAACCCCCTACCCGAGAGCCGGCGGGTCTACCGCATCGAGCGTGCCAGCCCGGCCGAGGTCGACGGTCTCACGACTGCCGATCTGTATGCCGCGCTCAAACTCGAACCTGACTTTATAGGAGCAACCGACGTATGAAGCCGACCGTCATCACCCCGACCGAACCCACCCACATGGCCCTTCCGGCTGAGCGGTTCGCGGAGGTCGTCAACCTGATCCGAGGGGCCACCCTGCAAGGCGAACTGGCCTTTCGGCTGCTGACGCTGCTGGGCGGCGCCACGGGCGCGAATTTCACCCCGAGGGATGCGGTCCCGACCGATCCCGAGGCAATGGCGATGGCTGCCGAGTAGTCATGCCGCGCATCCCCTTCGCCGTTCATAGCTACAAGCTGGACAGCCTCCCGGCGTCGGCGCAGGACCTGATCAACCTGTATGCCGAGGCGGTGCCGCCGGTTGGGCGGTCGGAGGTGCTTGTTCGGCATGTGCCGGGGCTGGCGGATTGGGGCACAGCGGGAACGGGCATCGTCTGGGCCATGAAGGTCTGGGCGAATGCCCTCTACTCGATTTCAGGCGGCCCGACCTATGCCGTCTACAAACACACCAACGGCGGCAGTGGGACCGATCTGGGCGACCTGTCGAGCGGTGGCGGCGTGCCATTCAGCATGGCCGCGTCGACCAACCAACTGGTCATCGTGGCGCAGCCCGAGGCATATGTCGTCAGCACGGGCGGCACGATCACCCACATCACGGACGCCGATTTTCCCGATGTAACATCGGTATGCTATATTGACGGTTACTTTATCTTTTCCAAGAAAAACACCGATCAATACATATGGTCCGCCGTGCTGGATGCCACGTCCTATGATGCGCTGGACATCGCCTCGGCCGAGACGGTGCCGGATGGGCTGTTGCGGGTTTTCGAGCATCGCAACGAGTTGTGGCTGTTCTGCTCGCGGTCGATCGAGGTGCATCGCTCAACCGGCGACCCGGACCAGCCGTTCGCGCGGCAGTCGGGCGGGCTGATCGAGATCGGGACGCATTCCGGGGACAGCGTGGCCAAGGTCGGGGATACCGTCTTCTGGCTCGGGAACGACAACATCGTCTATCGGGCCGAGGGCTATCAGGCGGTTCGGGTATCGACGCACGCGATCGAAAAGGAAATCGAGGCGTTCGGCTCCATCGTGGCGATGAACGCGTTCGGCATGTCCTACCAGGGCCATGAACAATACGTGATGACGTTTGCAGGCAACCCCGGCAAGACGCTGGTCTACGACCTGACGACGGGGCTGTGGCACAAGCGGTCGTCGGCGGATTACTCGGCCGGCGTGCCGGATGAGTGGTCTCCGAAGGCATCAACCCGGTGGCTGGAAAAGTGCCTTGTCGCGAACGGCGATGGATCGGGCGACATCCTGGCTCTGAGCCAGTCCATCGCGACGGAGAACGGAACGGCCATGAAGTCCGTTGCGACCCTGCCGCCGCTCTGGGCCAACACCGATTGGGCGTTCATGGACCGGCTGGAACTGGAATTTGAGCCGGGGGCGAACGCGTCGGAACTGGACGTGGACCTTGAGTATTCCGACGACGGCGGGTTCACGTGGTCCACTGCGGTCGGGCGGTCGATGGGCACGAGCGGATCGAGGTCCAAGCGGGTCTACTGGAGCCGTCTCGGGAAATTCCGTCAGCGCATCATCCGGTTCCGCTTCGACGCGGGTGCGGTCCTGTCGCTCTACGGTGCGGACATCAAGGCCCGGGGGATGCGTGAATGAAGATCGTCCTTCCCTCGGCCTTCGCCCCGATCGCAGCCGGCGACCGCATGGCCCCGCCGTTCTACCAGTTCCTCGGGGACATCTGGCGGGCGGTGACGGGCGTGAAGCCTGGCATCCGGCTCGCATCGTTCACCGTGGCGACGCTGCCTGATGCGGCCGAGAACGCGCGCGGGTTGATCTACGTGTCGGACGGAACAAGCAACAAGCGGCTGGCGGTGTCCGATGGCACCAACTGGCGGTTTCCGGATGGGAATGTGGTGTCATGAAGGCTGTCATCCGCGAGGCGAAATGGGCGGACGTGGCGGATGAGTGCGAGGCGCTTGGAGCGCGGCACCATCCCGAGGCGACCGAGGGGCGGGAGGGCAAGTTCGCGTTCAACCGGGAACTCATGGCCGCCCTCGATGGCGCCGGGTATCTGCGGGTTTTCGTGGCCGATCTGGATGGCGTTCTTGTCGGCTACTGCATCTGGACCAAGGGTGCGGGCCTCGAGGTCCGGACGGCGCGGGTCATGGACATGGGGCCGTTCTATGCGGTCCCGGAGGTCGCGGGCCTGTGCCTCGGCCGGAAGATGCTAGCCCATTGCCGGGACGTGTTCCGCCTTGAGGGATACGACACCTTGAGCCTGCATCACACGGTTCACGGGCGCGGTGCGCGGGCCGGGGCGCTGTATCGGCTCATGGGCGCGGCTGAGTATGAGCGGAAGTATTTGCTCGATCTGGCGGGAGTGTAGGGTATGGCGATCGCATCTGGAACGGCAGCCCTGATCGCGGCTGGTGTCGGCGCGGCGGGGTCGATCGCGTCTGGCGTCATGTCGTCCAGTTCGGCCAAGAGCGCGGCCAGCACTGCCGCGGCATCATCGGACCGGGCGGCGGCGGTCCAAGAGGCTCGGTATAACT